CACGATGTGCTCGATGATGTCCTGGAGCGTAAGGACATCTCGCGCTTGGCCCGCCAATCCAAGTGGGGCCAAGCTCTTCTCGCCGAGGACCTGGTTTCCAACTGGGAAAACGCAACAGGGAAGGAGGAGTATGAGTTCTACCGGAATCAGATCCAAGCGATCGAGGATAGTGGTGCTGGCGAAGCCGGTATGCACTTCCTCCTCAAAGAGATCCATTCCCGGTTGGGTGCTGCAGGGCTTGATGGCTTTTTCTACGGAGAGGACGTCGCCCGTGGGCGAGACCATGACTTCAGCAAGCGAGGCCCGAGGGCCTTCACCGCTGAGTCGGGTATCCGCCCCGCACCTCAGCCGAAGTTCACTCCCAAGGATGAGAAGCACGATGTTGTGCCTACCAAAGGGGAACTTGCGGCAAAAAAGGACCATGACCTCAAGCGTTCTCCACCTCTTGATCCTGCAGTTCAGCGGGCTCTCCTGGCTTCACACCAGGAACTTGCGAACCAGATCAAGTCTCTGGTGAAGCTTTTTCCACAGGGACCTTCGCCTGTCCCCAAGGGCAAGGGTCCCAAATCATCCAATGGGGCAACTACAGATGGGAGCAAACAGCAGAAATCCAAAAGCTTGAAGCCCTCGGACCCGGCCAACTCCAAAGAGTCGGAGTCTGGGAAGGTGGCAAGCGCTTGATTAGCCAAACGCCGAAACATGTCACCGAGCAACAGCTCGAACAGCTACCAGCCGAATGCAGAGAGGCTGTGTTGGCTTTTGCCATGCCACGACGGGACTCCGCGGCAACGCGTCTGAGTCTAGAGCATCATATACGGATTGCTGAGGTAGCTAAGAACAGGGCAGCGTTCGGAACGCCGGAGCAGAAGCTGGATCTGGATCGCTACATAGCTGCCGCCCTAGAAGTCGCACGCTCCTACGGAGAGGCTAAGGCACACGAGGGCTTCGTTGCTCCCGATACCTCAGACTCTTCGCCTGGAGTTCCCCTAATGACCTGGGTGTCAACCAAAGCGGAGGCTCAAGCCCGCTTTGGTTTGGAGATCCGGGAGCTAGTCTCGTGGAGACTCGACCAGTATGCGCAGCTTACGATCGAGGAGGCATTTGCCTACGTGCTCAACCCCGAGCGGGCTGTACAGCACGGTCTACGAGATCCAGAACGCTACTTTGTCAAGAACGAGCCGCACTCAGTTGCAAAAGTTGAGGAAGGCCGTTTGAGACTAATATCGTCGAAGTCCCTGCCAGAGATTCAGCTCCAGAAGGAGCTCTGGGCAGGGATGGTCGACGCCGAAGTCTCGGAGGTGTATAAAACACCAGGACTCCCAGGTATGGGTTTCACCTCCGAGGACTCGGTTGCCTTGTTCCGCATGTTTGACCAGCTTAAGAACCCTGCCGTGGTAGATGGCTCTGGCTGGGATTGGACAGTCCATTGGGTGGACCAGCTCGTGGAGCTGACCATCCGTGTCAATCGTGCACAGGTCCCTGAAAGGACCAAGCACATCATGCTGGTTCAAGGCATTTTGGACTTGAGCTCCATCGTCTATTTCGGGGACGGTGAGACCCGTGACGGGGTCTTTTCAGCCAATTTGTACAAGCTGAACGTCCTTGGAATAATGCAGTCTGGTAAACTGCTAACAGCCTCACAGAACTCGCGAATGGCAGCCACGATTGGCTACTATGTTACAGGGCATATGCCCTTCGCGATGGGGGATGATACGATGTTGGACCGAG